GCCCCGCCGCCGCCGTTGCCAGGGGTTACGCCAGTGCGAGTTTCACCAGTGCCGCCAGAGCCGCCGCCATCCCCTACGACAAGAGCGCCTACGTTGCTCTGTATTGCGCCGCCACTGGCTTCGACCAACGCAGTCGCTGACCTTGAAACCTTACTGCTCCCTCCACGGGAACCACTAACAGTAGTCGCGGAAGCAGCCCCTCCAGCCCCGACTACCACAGTCAACGTCTCGCCCGCTGTCACGGCTATGCTGTTTTTATAGGCAAGTCCTCCGCCACTTCCAGCAGAGGCGCTGGTAACACCTCCACCTTCCGCATCAGTGCCACCGCCGCCACCGCCAACGACCACAGCCGAAATGCTTGTAACGCCCGCAGGGACAACAAAACTAAATGTGCCAGCAGTAGTGTATGCTTGCTGACCTTGAGGAAGGCCACTAAGCCCACTAGTCATTAGTAATGCGCGAGATACGCTATCCATATCAATCTACAAAATTCGTTTGCGCCACGCCGCGCCAGCGAGTGCCGCCGTCATCAGTGACGAAAGTAAATAGGTGTGTTTTTCCTGTGGTGAGCGTAGGCGCTGTATCGCTAGGCCACTTTACCGCAGTGGGCCATGTAATAGTCCCGCTTGTGTGCGTCAGTTCAAGCGTAAAGGCAAATGCGCGGGTGGCTGGCACATTGGTAAAAGTAAACGTCGAGTTAGCGGAAATAGTTTTGGTAAAGTAGTTGCCCAAAGAGCAGTCTATAGCCAGTGCCGCTACCGCTGTAATGTTCCCGCGCACAGGGCCAAGCGCATCTGTGGTTGCAAATGTCGCCGTGCCCGTAAATGTAGGCGAAGCCAAGGGCGCAGCACCTGTCACATCAGCTACTGGTATTGCAGCCGATGCGGTCAATGCAGATGTCCCGCTACCCTTAACGTATCCTGTAAGAGTTGTTGCACCTGTGCCGCCGTTTCCAACAGGCAATGTCCCAGTGACGTTAGTTGTCAAACTTACGGTCGAAAGATACCCGCTTGGGTTTGTCGCATTGTAAGGCGTAAAACCAAGGGCGGTAACAATTGACTTCTTTTCCCAAAGGCTTGTCGTTGTGTTGTAGAACAAGCCATCATTGTTCGCTGGAGATTGAGCCGCCACATTGTGCAGTTCATCCATTTCATAACCATTTTGAACAGTTACGAATAAGCGTCCAGAGCTAGCATGGCTTTTAATGCAGCGTGCAACATAGACCATGTGAATAGGCGCATAGGTCTTGGTTGAAGTTAGTGCACCCGCGACAGTGCCTGATAGATACAGCTGTGCGCCAGCAGTAAATGCAGACGTATTAATGTTTTCAAGTATGCCTAGCGTTGTTACAAAACCTTCTGCGCCGTTAGCAATGCTTTCTGCGACAATGCCAAGTGTCCTTGCAGATGTTGCGTCACCCGTTGCCAAGGCCAACGCAACTGTAGGACGCTGCCCCTGTGCGCCGTTGCTATAGACCACTTGTCCTTTGGTCAGCGTTGCGCCCGTGCCGTTGTAAACAAGCAATTGTTGCGATTGCCCTACCTCTTGAATGACATTGCCGCCCTTCAGTGTGTAAGCCAACCCACCTTCGCCATCATTAAAAAACAGGCGACCAGTTGCGGGTGTAACTGTTGCCGCCGTATCAAACTGCACAAAGTCAGGCGATGATATACCGCCTGTAATTCCCGTCATGGAAGTTATGTCAGCGTTAGCACCAGATGCGGCAGCGCCAAGGTTTGTGCGTGCTGTTGGCGCTGTAGTTGCGCCTGTGCCGCCATTAGCGATTGCAAGAGTGCCAGCCATTGTAATTGTGCCAGAAGTGGTAACAGGGCCGCCTGAGAAAGTAAGCCCTGTTGTGCCCCCACCAACGTCAACACTTGTTACAGTGCCGCCGCCAGCGGTTGACGCAATGCTGATTGAGCCGTTGCCATTGGTAATGCTAATACCAGAACCAGCAGTCAGTGTGGCTTTGGTCAAAGAGCTTGTAGCGGTGTTGCCAATTAGAAGCTGACCATCAGTGTAAGAGGTTTGCCCCGTTCCGCCGCTGGTGACAGGCAATGTGCCTGTGACCTGTGATGTGAGGCTAACACTCGACAACGTGCCTCCAAGGGTCAGTGAACCAGTTGAAGTGACAGTGCCAGTAAGTGTTAAGCCGTTGACTGTGCCTGTGCCCGATACGCTTGTAACGGTTCCAGCACCGTCAGCGCCGACTTCAACAATGCTCTGCGTGCCGTTATCTTTTTTGGTGTATACCTTGCCATCATAGGTATTGATAGCAAGTTCACCCAACACAAGGTCGCCTACGCTTGGAACCTTTGCTGGAACCGCGCTACGTTTAAACTTCATTAGTGCCATGTGGCTTTCCCTCTGCGCTATATAGCTGGGCTAATTTAATTAATAAGTTCCGCCGTCAAACACGCCAGCGGTGCTAGTCCATTTCGATGTTGAAGCATTATACTGCAAAATGTCAAGGTCGGCAGCATCAACAATTACAACATCTTCCAAATCAGATAGTTCATTTGCACCGCCGCCACCGCCGCCGCCAAAAAATCCGCTCATTTTTGCGATTGGCAAGTCAATCTTAAATTCTTGCCCATCCGTTAGCGTGACATAGAATGATTTATCGTCGCGCTGCTCAATGAGGGCTATGCCTACACCAGCAGAACCATCAACTCCGTTCTTACCATTAACACCATCTTTGCCGTCTTTGCCATTTCTACCATCGACGCCATCTTTTCCATTCTTGCCGTCTTTGCCAGCCTGTCCAATTAAAGCATCGCGGTTAAGGGTAAACCATATATCTACGGCAACTTGTATTTCAGCATCTGTAGGCGTGCGGCCATTAACGCCATCTTTACCATCTATGCCGTCTGTGCCATCCTTCGGTTGCACAAAGTTCTCGCGCAGCCATAGTTCAGCAGCATTCTTTATTTGGCTATCAATGATAACGTCTATTTTCTGCTCAATAATGCCATTGGCTTCATTTGTCGCACTTTGAATAAGCTGCTTAGACGCAACACCATCTAGGCGCACGTTTAAAGCGGCAATGGACTCAACCAGAACGCCGACAATCTCACCACTAATAGCCATTTACAGTCCTAGCTTTTGCCGTATCGCGCTCATCATAGATTGTTCTTCTACATCGCGGGTGTTGTCATTTTCTAGCTCATCTGCAACATCTTGTGTAAAAGATGGGCCAGAGTCATCCAACTGCGCTTCGTATTCTTCAAAATCCATGTCTGGCGAAATAAGCTCACCGCGCTGGAAGTTATCAAACAACACCGAAAGCGGCATCGCATCGCCTTGATATGCGCCAAGCAATGCGGTTACCATCTGTGGAGCCATACGCGCTGCGCCAAAGTCAGTGTTGAGGTTAAATTCAACGTCCTGTGGTGCGCCTACCCATTCAGCCATCCAGTTCAATGCACGGGTAATGCTATCAGATGCAGAGCGGCTGATTGACGCAAGGATAGACCGTTCGCCAGCAGTCTTTAATTCAACCGTGCCAAAGGCTTCAGCAGTGCGCTTATCGTCGGCAAGCATTCGTGCGCCCAATACAGCCATGCGCTGCTCTTTGTCCTTTAGGGCTTCACGCAGTGTCTTTAGGCCATCGCCTTTAAATTCAAGGTAGCCAGCGTTAGCGGATGGGTCTGGGAATATCCATGCGCTCATTGAACCTACAGAAAGCGTTGCGCCTTCTGGCAATTGAACGCCAGCCACATATGGTGTTGGCAACCCAGTAAAATGCAAGCCATGCTCATAGTCTGCGCTGTTGCGGTAATGGGCAAGGTTTGTGTCAATTAGGTCAAGCAATGGCGGCTTCTGCACTGAGGAAGTTGCGCTATTAGAACCAAGGATAACAAACGGAATATATGATAAAGGGCCACCGTTCTGTATCGGATACATTTCGCTAATCAGTGCGTTTGCTTCATCCATTACCCGAACGCGATAGCCCTGTTCCGTAAGGTCAAGCACGCGATATTGCACGACTTCATTGGATGTAAATTCATCCTCTTGAACGTCTATAGTTTCTTTAAGCACTACCATTGTCAGCACTTGTGCGCCATTGATGTAGCTAGTGCGCCAGTTAATGATGCTTTCGGCAGTGTAGTAACGCAAAAATGGGCGAATGTTTAACGCTTCAGCGGCAGCAATAGTAATATTTGTTGGCGCATTGGCTGGATAATCAACCATGATGCCAACGCGACCTACGGCAATCTGTTGTTCAACAACCTGTTCCGCAAACTCACGCAGATTGTCGCCACCAAGCGTAATGTCATTAGCGTAAGGCTCAATGGCAGTCGGCAGTCTATACACTGGGTCTTTAGAGAATATCATACCTGTGAAGGCGTCAAGTGTTCGTGCGCTGGCGTTAAAGAAAGCAGCACGTTCTTGATAGGTGACATACTCAACATCTGTTTGGCCTGTCAGCCTTGGCAGATAATTGTTGGTATCGAATGACGGATTATAAAGGCTACCAGAATAGCGTGTATTGCTAACGTAGTTCTGAATTAAAGCATCGCGGCCAGATATAACATCGCGGCAACGCTTCCATTTAAAGCGATTAGCATTGTATTCGGTGTTCGTGTTGGAGACAGACATTTACACCCCAGATATTTGAGCGAAGGAAACCGTTCCTCTACCAATAGCATACTTATACGCAATAAAATAGCCAATGGCATCGTTTAAGTGGTCAAGCCCAGCCGTTTTATCTGGCTCACCTGATTTATTGTAGGCTTGCCGCTCTAATCCTTCGATTAGGTTAGGACATTTGTCAGGGTTTACCAGCAATCGTCTTACGCCTTGATTGTGAATAATTTGGTTGAGCGCAATTACTCTGTCCTTAACGGCTGGGTTCTTATTCGGCGCAAGCACTGTAAAATTAGCGGAGCGCAGCAAAGTTATATCCGACAAGCTGGCGTTAACGCTCTTGGTGGCCCCGCCTGACGCATCTGGGTAAACTGTTATTTGATGCCCTTGGTAACGCTCTAGCAGCGCCCTAATCATTGTTGGCGTGTCTCTAACGCCTGTTAGCTCATCAAGTGCCAGCGGGTTGTTGTTACGGATAACGCAGACAATGGCGCTCATGTTGTTGACGTTAAAGTCTAGCCCGATATGTAAATTTTCTCTTGGCTGTATGCGCTCAAGGGTATAATTTAGCTTGCGGTCAAACTCTGGGTAGACGCTGCCAGCCGTAAGGTTGACAAACTCGCCATCCAGATATGCCGCCAACAGGCTTGACGAATAGCTGTTCTGCAAGTTCTTGATGTAATCGGCTGGTAGGTTGGCTGCGTTGTCAGATGTCTTGGCCCTATAAAGCGCATAGCCTTCAGCCTTATTCTTTACCCAGCGGTCATAAACAAATCGAAAGCCTTCTGGCGTTGTAGCTACGCCCACTGTGTTACGCACGGGCTTGCCAGATACCGTAAAAGCCTTCTGGCGGTTACGGGCAATAATCTTATTCCAAACTGCACGGGCCTTTTCTATAGGCAGTGTATCAAGCTCATCTACTACGCTATGTGCCACCTCATAACCAACGATGCGGTCAGGTTGTTCCATGTTGCGAAATATTATGCGGCCTAGTGGCGTTTCCATAACAGCCTTTTGCTGGTTCAGCTTGAACGGGATGTCGTGCCGCTCAAAAAGCGCAGGGAAACGTTGAAACGCAATATCCTCAATTAGCGGATATGTCGGTAGGTAATATGCTACATCCTGATAAGGGCAGTAACGCTTGAGCCTTATTATGCGTGCGATGCCAGCAGCAGTCTTTCCCGAACCAAATCCCCCGACAAAGGCAGGGAATGGCTCTTGGCTAAAAACAAACGCTTTCTGGCTATCCGTAAAGTTCAAAGCCAATCTTCATCCGTAATCGGCTTAAAGTGCATATTTACCGCCACTTTGGTTGGTTCGTTATAGCCGTGCATAATGTTTAGCTCTTTTACAGCAGCCGTCATGCCTGTTGAGGTCTTGCCTTCCAGTGCAATCCTGTATGCGCTCATCAAGCCTTTTACCGACATTTCCCGTGTCCATAGCTGCTTTTCAACCACTTGCGACTTTAGTTCAGCAACCCTTGCTGCAACCTTGCTGTTATTCATTAGCCGCGAAGCGTTGGGGTAAACAGTCTCATCCTTCATGTTTTCAGCATCATAAGCAAAGCGATATGCGTCCGCTTGGCCTAGCCCATCGGCTATTGCTTGAGCGAAGGCCTCTTGCTTTGCGGTTAGTTTAACATCTGTCATTCTGCATACCTTGGTTTGCGATACTTCTCGTCTAGCAACATAGGAACGGCATATTTCCAATTTATTTTGTGATGAAAGCGCCTGTTGGCAGAACCCATCAATGCAACCTTACAGCAATCCGGCGCAGCCATTACGCTATAAAAAGACTTCACATATGTTCCGTAGGCTTTGTAAGCCTCAGTGTTACCACCTGCATTAGATTGCGTTTGAAGCTGCACAACGTTGACCTCAGCAATTTGGAAAAATAGCTTTCCTATCTTACCTTGTGACAAATATGTGTTCACATCGTCATTCATGCGGCCCGTGAATAATGTGTCATTTGCTGGGTTCTGATTAACCTTAAACACAAAAGTGTTCATAGCCTTTCTCTTATAGCTAACATGATTGAAGCTCCTTGCTCCTCCCATGTGGTCTCCGCCCTGACAAAATGCTATCGTGGTGACATTGGTTTCGTCTAAGCAATCAATCATCGCATTTAATATATCATCGAGGTTTTTCGGCTGCATTCCTTTCAAGACTTTTTTGTCTATATGCCTATATTGGAAGCTAGTATAATCGTCCTCATACTCGAAGAAGTAATCTAAGCCCAATTCCCGCGCTATGTCGTAACAGGCATTACGCGCATAAACGATAACTTTATTGCCATCGAAGTTATCCATTATGTCGAATTTTTGCTCATAATCTTTTTTGCTAAAGACAATCACCTCGTCTTTATATTTAGCTTGGTATTGGCTTAACGTCTTATCCTCATCATCCACTATGATAAAAATTTTCCCCGTGTAACCTTGGTTGCGTAATGTCCTATAAGTGATGACATTATCCGGCCTTCCGTGAGAAAGGATAAAGACTGCAATATTTTTATTTGCACTCATTTTTAATTTTCCGGCTGCTATAGCTATGCTTACGCTTTAGATAGACAATCTCTTTGTCCATCTCCTCGATTTTATCCTTTAACTCCCAGTCATCGCTTTTGTGGTCTTCGCCAAGGAAGTAGACATCATAGTCTAAAGACACGAAAATGTCCTTATCCTTTTCGATGTTCTCATAAGGGATAACCTCGTCTACCCACTTTACAGCCCTTAGCTGCATATAACGCTCATAGATTGATTGCTGTGGGCTTTTGTAGATAGGCGCGCAGTGCAATCCTACAATCAAAAAGTCGCAATGCTTCTTAGCTTCCTCAAGGGATAAGACATGGCCGGAATGTAGAATGTCTGCGACCATCGGGAAGAAACCAATTTTCATTTTCTTACTTTCTAAATGTATTGAACCAACCTTATACGCTTTGCAGTTCTTTATATGCAAACCATAGTAAGCTTTATGAAGCGGAGCCTTTGGAAAATCAAAAGCAAAAAATAGCATTTTAATAGTGCCGCTGTGAGACACTATCAAAATTTTCTTATTTTTATATTTCTTTTCAGTTTCGTCTACAAACTGCTTTACTCTCTCATAGAATTCAACCTTACTTTCGATATTGAATTTTTTAAGCAAATTAATGTCTTCATTTTTTAGCAGCTTTTCACTGTTCAAATGTTTACCTTCTAGCAATCCCTTGCTTAGTTCCTTTAGCCTATCATCATACAGGATTTGCGTATTTTTATGGTAGCGCAATATACTGAAGGCGGTTGACTTAGCTCGTTGCAGCGGAGAGCATAAACACAGGTCAAAAAATTCATTCTTTAGTTCATTAGAAATTTTTGCCGCTTGCTTTACGCCAGTGTAATTTAGAGGGATGTCATACTGCCCGTGCATTATCCCATTTTTATTCCAATATGTCTGCCCATGACGGACAAAGGTGTAGTCGTTATTCATCCTCGTCATCTTCACCAGATGGGAACATATTGCTAATTTCATCTGTTAGCTTGGCGAAGCCATTTGTTATCGCTTTATCAAAGTCAATGATAACTAACGCGCTATTCTCCATAAGCTCCTGACAGTCTGCCGACGAGTGAGCATAAAAATTGGCGACTTTTGCATAATCAAAAACGATATGGCGCGAAGCTGCCGCCATCAAAAAATGCTTTTCTTCTTCGCTAACGTTGCTGCCGTTAATAGCAGCAATCAAATTGACCGCTTTCGTATTATCATACAATTCTTCTACCGATGGCTTTTCACCTTGCGGTTCGTAAGTCGGTATTTTAACCTTGTCAGTGTAAGGATTGTCTGCATCTCCAGATGGTTTTGTCTCCAGCAATCCGTCTAAAAAGTCCTCATCAAATCCTAATATGTCTAGGTTAAAGTTTTCTAGGTCGAGGTCTTCAATCTCTGCCTTCAGCAAATTCATGTCCCACCCTGCATTTAAGGCAAGCTGGTTATCGGCTATCACTAGGGCGCGTTGCTGCGCTTTGCTCAGGTGGTCAAGGACAATCGCTGGCACTTCATCCATGCCAAGCTTTCGCGCTGCCAGCAAGCGCCCATGTCCAGCAATGATGGTGTTGTCGCCATCAATGAGAATTGGGTTCGTCCATCCAAACTCTTTGATGCTGGCCGCTATTTGTGCGACCTGTGCATCGCTATGCGTTCGGCTGTTAGCTGCGTAAGGGATTAAGTCGGCAACGCTGCGCTGTTCAATCTTTGGTGTCTCAATCATGCTCCGCCCTCAATCTCAATTAGTTTTGCAAGATAGTGCTGGCACTTCTTTAAGTCTTGCACCCCGTTCTTATCTAGATACCTTGCTAAGTATTTTATACAATTACCGTGCAGATAACCAGCGAATGCTTCTTTGCTCATCCATGCTTCCATAGCTTCCCAAGGCTGAACCTCTTTTGAAGTGTAATGGTCACCGCCAACCTGATAGTCATTCGTCTGCGTCATAGTCATCCTCAAACGGGTCATATCCCTTTAGCATGGCATCCACGGCAACCATAATTGGCCCCGTAATGTTTATCTTGCCAGCCTCCATCTTGCGAATTGTTGTGCCGCCATTAGCTTCCGACAAGCGCAATGCGTCTGCCATTTCGTTTATGCTGTAGCCCATGCGATAACGAGCCAGCTTTAGCTTTTCAGGTGTCATGACTCTGTCCTGCTTTTTTGCAGTGAATGAACAATGGTGCTGTGGTCGCGGTTCATAATACGTCCAATCTCTGTAGTAGAGTAGCCTTTTTCACGCAGCATCACAGCGCATTTACGCCGCACTGCAACAAGCTTTTTCATGCGGTTCTTACCTATTATGTCTTCCGCAGTGTAACCATACACTTTAGCAATGGCTTCCATTTCCATCATATTTGATTGCCTTGGCGTCATGCCGCGACTGTCAACAAGCACTACTTCTTCTTCTTCCCAAATAAAATCGTCTTCAAACATTGCCATATCCTAAACCTTTTAACAATTCACTAGAGCGCATTTCTTCGTAGCGGTAATCTGCTTCGTTTGCGCTAGCGTCTTCTTCAAACTCAAATGCCAGTTCCTGCAATGTGCCAGTAGGGTCTTCGTCATAATCGACAATAGCGGTCAGCAATTCAATTTCTTGCTCATCGCTAATGCCAAAAGCCTTGCCGTTAAAAGCCATAGCATAGCGCGATGCTACCCATTGGGCTTTCTGGCGCTTATGCTCTGCGTTGTAAGCGTTTAGAGCGTCGATAGCGGCTTGCGCTAGGTCTGTGAGGTTCTGGCTCATGCCGCAACTCCCTTATCTGCGCTAATGGTAGGAGCCATTGAAAAGCGGCCCCAAGGCATAATTTGTTCAACATCATCCCATACCTTGATGCCGTAACGCTTGCCTTCAGTGTCAGTAACAGTTTTTTCGGTGCGCTTGGCAATGCGAACACTTATAATTGTGTCATAATCGCAAATGCTGCGAGTTGAATATGTTGTGTTAGGTTGAAACTTAACCATGATGTTTTCCTTAAATGGCGGGGTAGAACCCCTGTGGTTGATGCATCCTTTTA